TTACAGTTTCGCCAGGTGTATATTCTGTACTAGACTCTAAAACTATTCTATCTACAGCTGCACCAAGTATTCCATTTTCAGATAACAAGTAACCTTTTGTTTCTGGTTCTAGAATTACATAATCTGTTGTAAAGTCTAAAGTAACTTTAGCAGATTCTAAAAACTGAAAATAGTCCTCAACAAAACTAGCAAATAGTTGATGATCTGCTCTGACAAAATCAGGCAGTTGAGTTTCTATTTGGTGTGATACTTTATTTGTAAGTTTACCTGTTTTCATCTGTCATTCTTTAGTAACTCGATGTACCACCAGATGTCGTAGTGGTTGTAGTCGTAGAGCTACCAGAACCAGATGTGCTGTATGACGAACCAGAAGACGTTGCAGTATCAACCGAAGCAGTAATTGTAGTGTTAGTAAAATCAATTTCTAATAATTGATTTCTAACTGGCACTATATCATTTGTTGCTGGTGTAATCACTAATCTAATAGCAGTTGATGTTTCACCATCTACATTTGAAATAGCAGTTATGTTAATATTGTTAATTGATATGTAACCTGAAGAGTAATTAATACTACCTGCTTGATTATCTACATATGATCTAGTTGTACCAATTAATGCATAACGTCTTAAATTACCTTGACCATCGTCATCGAAGAAAAATTCAGTTGTAGTATCTGTACCAACTTTGAAACCTGTTGAGAATAAAACTCCACCAGTTGATGCAAGATAACCATCCTCTGGGTGTAGCAATCCATTATTAAATGCAACGTTATAAGATGTTGTTGTACCTAATGTAGGTGTAAAATCTTTTGATAGTTTAACAGTAGTAGTGTTATTTAATATTGAAGTATCAGACTCGTCAATCAATTTAGAAACTGCTGATGCTCTATATTGTCCGTTAAAGGTTTGTAGAGTACCACTGTTGTAAGTAGTTAACGTATCTGTTACAGCAGTTACAATCTCTGAATTTAATTTAGTTGTTGCACTAGAATTGTAAATTACATTTGAAGTTAATCTTAATTTAGTAGTCTCTGGGTCAACGATAACAGGCGTGATAGATGCAACTGTAAATTTTGATAGATCAGAAACTAATTGTGTTTTTTGTGATGAAGTTAAGTTTGCACCTGTTGTTGATTTAACAGAAATAAAAACTTTACCATATTCTGGTGTTGATGTTACACCTGTTGATGAATTAAAAGAACCTTGCTCTCCACCAAACACACTTACTGCTTGTGTTTGAGCAAATAATTTTTTTACATAAACTTCGTAGTCACCTGTGGTTACACATCGACCTTGTGATGCATAATCTAAAGGTGCATTTAATTTTATTGAGTCAATACTTTCTGGTTCTGCTCCACCTGTTGCTCTTTCAACAGTTGTTAAAGTAATATCAGTTACACCATCAATAGCTGACGGTGGTGTAAATATAAACGCACCATTGGCTTCTGATTTATTTGTAACAACATATTGTAATAAAACAATATTACCATCATTAACTTTTTTTGAAACAACACCATCACCAAAGTAAACTTCGTGTCTTCCATTCTCTACTTCTTGTATATAATAAACAGTAGAATCGCTAGCAAGTTGAGTTATGTCAGTAGCTTTTGTATAAGTTGTTGTTGTTGAATCAGTAGCAGAATTTTGTACTTTAACTGTTAGTGTAGAAGTGTCTGCTCTATTATCTCTTAAAATAAATCTTTGTTCTAGATCAGATGTGTCAACTGTATATCTTGTTGTAACGTAAGTACCTTCGTAAACTTTTTGAGCATCGAAGTTAACTGAGTTACCAAACTTGGTGCCTGTAATATCAGCAATAGTAACAAACTGGTAAGTTACACCATCAAGTGTAGTAGAAAATGCTGTACCTGCTGGCATTGTTTTAGTATTGGAATCTGTTTTTAGTGAAACGTTTATAGTTGCAAAAGGAGCTCTTGCTGATGTAATCTCATATCCTAATGTCTTTGCGTGTGATACAGCTGATGATCTTAAAGCTGATGTATCTAAAAACATCTCGTTGGCCAACATGTTTGCGTTGTAACCTAAGTAGTGAGTGTTGTATGCTAGTGAGTCTAATAGTATATCAATACCAGAACCATCAAAGTCATAATCTTTAAATTCTTGTTGAGCTTTTAAATATATTTTTAAGTTTTCTTTTATTTGGTCAAAGTCTAATTCTGTAACTCTTAAATTTTTTTTATTTGTTGTTGTAGCCATTATCGTATTCTCTCTAACATAATTGACATGTCCACCAATTCAGTTGGTGTATTGACCACAAAAAACTCTATTGATACCTCGTAAGCATTTTTATCAAAGTCAGGTATCGCCCTAACAGTTTGCAATCTTGCTCTTGGTTCAAAATTTGTAATTACATCTTCTATCTTTCTTGCAAGAATATTTGAAACCACTGGTGTCATGTTTTCAAATAGCATATCTCTTACACCACCATGTATCTCTGGGTGAAAGGGTTTCTCATGTTCGTTTAGTAGTACTAGATTTCTTATAGAACGCTTGACTGCTTGTATGTCTTCTACTCTATTGACATCTGAGTTTGTTCCTTTTTTTGTAAAGAACAAATCTAAATCTCTATAAATCCTATTTGATCTACTCGATAAGTTTGTTGCTTGAGCGTCAGCGCCCATTCTACCTGGTCTTGATGCCATTAAAATCTCCTACTATTATATTATTTATACGATAGAGAAGAGATTAATCACCAATGATTACGGTCTTTGATGCACTTTCTATTTTGTTTGAACCATCAGAACCTGATATTCCAGCAGGGTCATCGCCTGTATCAACTTGATCGTCTAGACGAGCTGCACCTTTAGTTCCGCTATTGAGATTGATTGTTTTTGCGTCCATTGTCGCATTGCCGGTTACGTTTTGATCGTATGTTCCTTTGATGTTTTCTGTAACATTACCATCAACTTGTATATTCCAATCTCCTTTTATGAGAGTATTACAGTTAGAATCGATTGTAAGATTAACATCGCCTTTGACATTTACAAACTCTTTACCAGCAACTATTTGATAATTATCGCCAACTATTCTTGTAACCTTATTTCCGTCTGCGTCTATCTCGTAGAACGTACCTTTTCTATGATACTCATGAATTCTTTCTGTACCAACAGAGTCATCATATTCTTTTATGTGACCAGATGCTGTTTCCATAACATTATTGTTAGGATATACAGCTGCGTAAGTAGATGCTGGTTCATCAAAAGTCTCATCGGAATTTGCAATTGGTATTGTTTTGCTTCGGCTTTCTTCTTTAGTTGTTAATACTGTATGAGATAAATCTGTTTCGTTTCTTGCAAGTCTATTAACATCACTCTCAATAAATTTTGTATCGGTAGAATAATCGTTACCATCTTTATCCGTACCATGACCAGAGTGATCTACTTTCTTTTGTGGATTGGTACCAGATGGGTCGTAGAAACCTTGATTGACATTTGCTGGGTCTTTTGGTTTACCCTTGAGTGTTCCCATGACAACTGGTTGTTGTTTCTCTTCAGCGTCTAGGAAAAATCCAACAACCCAAGTGCCAGGTTCTATCTTACGAAACTCGCCTTGACCTTGCATTGATGTATCGCTAGTTGGCGCCATGACAGTCGCCCATGGTAACATTTCTAAAGGAATATCATTGAGACTGCTTGAGTGATGTCCGTATGCACGAACTTTAACTCGTCCTAATTTATCTGGGTCGTTGTTGTCTTCAACAACTCCAATAAACCAAACGAATCCGTCTAAACCTGAGAATTGAGTATTTGCCATTCATATATTTAGTACACTAAAACATAATATTTTATGCCTAGGTCTTTGACGATTTGCATGATGTCGGTTAATTCGTTTGAATTAAAATCATGTACGAGATAATTTTGTGGCGTTTTATAGAGTATTATTCTCACGATCTCGCCATTGTTTTCTTAATGTGATGTAGAATTCATCTTGCGTACAGAGGTCTCTGAACTCTTTGAAACGTTTTGCCGCTTTCGCTTTTTCATTCGTTGCCCAATCATTTTCTTGCGGTAATACTTTACCATTTTTGTATTTCTTGCCATCTTTGTGATTTGCATACCTCCTTGCTCGTGTGAAACCCATCTCTAAAAACTTTCTACACATGTCCATACCTACAAAATCTTTCTGTATTCTGTAGTCAAGATACATATCAAATATTTTTTGAGACGAAACTTTTGCTTCTTTGAGTGTTTTAAATCGCCAATGTTTACAGAT